TGTAAGCGTCTTTAAATCGACTCCAAGAGTTAGTAATAACGTCAGATGGGAAATAATAGTCTGGATAGTCAATTGCAATTGCTGCTTCTGCAAAATCGATGATTTCTTGCTTATTATTGGAAATATTACGTCTTGCATCAAGGAATCTATTTGCAGCGATTCCATGATAGGTAGAAACTGGATTTCCGTAAAATGCCTTCTTATTACGGATAATCATTCCATCAGTAAGAGCACCACCACTTAATTGACTATAAGTGACCTCAGTAGTCCTAACTTGCTCAAAATTCAAGAAATCAGCATTAATTCTTTGACTAGAATCATAAAGCTCGGTAGGAGTAATAGAAGACTGTGAAATGTCGTCTAAGATGACATTAGGATTCTCAAGACTAACTAAACGCTCGAATAGTAGTCCAAAGAATGTTGTTCCCTTGTTAATGATTAATTCATCAACAATCTCACCATTGATAGGATCTTGATAAGGAGCAATGAATGTAATCTGGCCTGCGATTCCTGATGAGGCAGAATAAATGTACTCATTAAGTTTAAAGTCAAATATACCAGTTTCAAACCTAGGAGTACCTGAAGTCTTACTTACAACCACTCTGTCAGTTACATTACCCTGATTATCTACGTTAGTCTCTTCAATGTATGCAGTGTCACCATCAAGGTTGGTAAGTGCTTCACCAAACTCAAATATGGTAGGAGTATTAAGAGGGGTAACTGTCTCGATCAATGCAGCGAATAATTCACCTCTCTTGATCTGCTCATTAAGTTGGAAAGTACCAGTTAAGTTAATAACATCAATATGGTTAGTACCTGAATCAATAACAGTAGCAATGGTATCTGATTGAGCACCTTGAACTTGTTGTCCTAGTGTTGGGAAAATACCGTAGTTAGATCCACCACCATCATTGTAAAGTGCAATTCTGTAAATGGTAGTAGGAGTAACAGATAGAGTCCTATAGTTAACCTTAGATGGTGGTTTAGGTGGCTCAGCAAATACTAAACTACCACCAACGATCTGATAAGAAGAACCAGGTGCCTGAATGATACCATTCAGAGTTATCATCAACTGGTCTTGCTTAACGATAACAGTTTCACCCTCAACAGTAATTGGGAATGACTTCTTAATACCATCAAACTGATCTTGGACATTATCCAATTTCTTAACGATAGAAGTTAAGATTTCCTCAGAAGAAGTTAGACGCTTCTTACGGAAGAGAACTTCAGTATTGTTGTAGTCAGTATAGATTGGTTGAGCAGCACCGAATGATGTAATCTGGTTTACATTACTATAGTTGTTAATGTTAACCTTCTTAGTAAACTCAGTACCAATACGTCTTCCAGATACGTCCTTACCACCAGTCAGTTGTAACTGACCAAACATATTGAAACCAGCAGGGTGGTTATTTTCTAATACCTGTGTCTTCCATTCTGTAATAGGAATCTCAGACTGGACAACATATGAGAAGTTCTGGTAGAAGAAACTATCTTGAATCTTCTGGACAATCTCAGATGGTTTACCAACGTCATCAATAAATCGGCCTGGTGTCTTCGTTAGGGAGCCGATATTCAGCACACCACGTGCTATTGAGAAGTTATCAATAATACCAGATGCTTTAGATATCTCACCTGTTACCTTCTCACCTTCTGCCCAGTCACCAGTATAATCAACGATCTTAAGAATTTTAGGACCAATCTGCCAACCTGTGTTAGTAGAAACCTTACCTCTTGCAGTAGAAGTCTCAGTAGCAGATCCTTGGAATACTTCTTCTCCTTCTAAGAATCTTGAAGTCTCGATAACAGCAACTGCTTTACCACCGAATACCTCAGTTAGAAGTGTCTGTCTACCAGATCCTTGAGTTAGGAAAGTAATATAAGATCCACCTTGTGCAGCAGCTAAAGTAAGACCAAATCTTAATTGGTCAGTTTCTAAACCAGCTGCCTCACCAGCAATAGCATAATAAGTCTGTCCAGCAACTAACTGAGTCAAACCTGCGGTACTTGGTTTTGGTAATTCACCTTCTGTGCTACCAATATCATCTGCCCTAAACTGGACTTCAGCACCAGTGGTAATACCATGTGGGAAGTTAAACTGTAGGTAGTTAAGATCTAAGTTAACAACGTAGTTAAATTCTGATTTTAGAGTAACAGTAGGTTCTGATGAGTACCCAGCACCACTGTTTTTAATGATAATCTCACTAAGACGATTATTCTTAACAATTGCTTCTGCATCAGCACCTGATCCACCACCACCTTCGATTACAACAGCAGGAGTAGAAGTGTATCCAGAACCTGGGTCAGTTATCTTAATCTGACTTAGTATTGATGTATTGAAGAGTTGTAAGTTAACAGGGAAGGTAATCTCTGGTTTTAGAGTATAGTCATGTGAATAACCGAAACCAAATTCATTATTCTTCAGTCTCTTAATCTTACCAATATTAGTACCTGTTAAGAATACAGATGCACCAGATCCTTCTTCAGGAATAACAACAGTTACAGATCCACCAGAACCTGCAAGAGTTGCTCCTAAGATACCAGGAATAGAATCTATGTCAATAGATGCAACAGTATAACCTTTACCTGGATCTGCTACAGCAACACCAGTAATGGTACCTGATCCAACCTCAGCATCAAATTCAACAGTAACTGTTGCTTTACCACCTTCTCCATCACCTGCAATTGGGACATCATAGTATACACCAACAGCATACTCAGTACCTCCATCATTAACAACAACCTTCTCAACTTGTCTGAAGGATGCAATGTCACTAATGATAGGTAACTTCTGATAGAAACCACCAGCAGATACTAATTTAATAGTATTGATCGGTCCAACTGCTCTTACGGAAGTAGTTGAATAGTATGAGTAAACATTATCAAATGGGTCAGTACCTACCTCAGCATTTAATCTTTCAGGTTCCTTATCTAACTGGAATCTAAACTCAGTATCACTTAGTATTTCAGATACCTTAAATGTACCTTGGAATGGTGTAGTAATAACATCAATGAATGAGTTATCTCCAACTGGAGAATCAGCACCAGTCCTTGATGGATCAAAGTAGTAAGAGATATTAGTTACATCACCCAATACAGAGAACTTAACGAATGGATAATTATCTCCACCAAGAGGAATACCTGGTGTGCCAGATCTTGTAATATTGTTAAATGAGTATTCTAGTTTATACTGGTTATCTTGTGAGAATGACAAGTAATAACCGAAGTTAGATGTATCAGATACATCAAAGACATATTGATGATTTCTAGTAAATTCTAGAGTTGGGTGCTTCGCATATATGTTGACATTAGATATAGCATTTGAATTAAATGCAGGGTCACTAACAGCAACTGCTCTAATACCATATGTAAATTCTCTAGATCCGATTATCTGATCTATAAAGAATGATCCATTGAATTGATCACCTTGGAATCCTTCAGTGTAGATAATATCTCCAGCATCAAATCCATGAGCATCATTTGATGTGCAATATACTAGATTTGTCCTTGTGCTACCAGTCCTAATAATATCTTTCTCAAGACGTGCAGTAACACGAATCTTCTTAACAGAAGCAAATCCAGAAATAACTACACTCTTCTGATCCTCTGCCTCAGTTATATTACCAGCATTGATAGAAACAACGTCTTCTGGAATGTATAGTGAACCAGGTTGAATCTCTACAATCTGAACTGTATAATTGTTACCTAGGTCATATGGAAGTGTTCTAGCAAAATCACTAATTGGAGTTGAAGTAGATTCATGTGTCCAAGTAACACCACCGTCAGATACAGCACCAGTAGTATGTGTTGGAGGAGTTGTGCCTGATACACCAGCACCACCTGCACCTACAACATATACATTCAACTTATGCCATACTTTCTGTCCTACAACATATAGAATACCTGAATCCCACTCTGGCATATCAGAGTCAAGATACTGAGGCATTGGGTATGGATGCTGAGTTAAATCAACAGTAAACTTACCTGCATCATCAATGAATGCCCAGTTGATTACGCCATCACTTTGGACACCACCAGTATGTACTGGAGGAATGGTACCAGTAGTACCTGTGCCTTGTGATTGGAAGATCTTCTTATCATAATACCTTCTTTCACCAGTGGTTACTGCTACACCTGCTGCCCAAGGTATCTCTGGTTCTTCAACATTAAAGTAAGTTCCAGCAATCTGGTTTACATCTCCAACATCAGTTTTAAAGAGATCAGTATTATTAAAGGTACCGTATATCTTACCAACCTGATACTTGTTACCCATTCCAGGGTTGAGTAAATCATACTCATTTGGACAACCAACAATAGTACCATATGCACTAACAACTTGACCTGAGAGAGTATTAGTATACTGTTGAATTATAGAATTCTTTGTAAGTTTAACATCTTGGTTGAAAGTAAATTCAAGGACGTTATCAACCTTCTGATACAATGCATCACGCATGTAGAACTTACTGATAACATCAGCAGTAATCTGAAGTCTCTTACCTAGAGGTGATGGAATAGTAGAAGTCTTAGTAGCATATTCTGTAAGAGCATTACTGAATGTATATGTGCCAGGATTCATTGTAGAAACAACCTGAGACATATCCAATATCTGTAGACCACCAGGACCAACTGTCCAGTTGCTTAATGCAGCACCAGATACATCAGTCCAAATAGTAGGAGTCTCAATATCAGTAAATTCAATATCAGTATATTCTGTTAAACCAGTAAGAGTATATGCTGCTCTCTTATCATGTAATCTATCAAACTTAATTAAAGCACAATCTGAGATAGATGTTGTAATAGGAATTTCAGCAGTTGGGACAAGGTATGTTCCGTTATATGGAGCAACATCATCAAAGACTAGATCATCGATCCAACCAATCATTGAGTTAGCTGTATTAGGTCCAGAATACTTACCTGCAACAGTAATATCTGCAATACTAATATCTGATGTAGATTGATAGTTAACTACAAGGTTACCATTCAAGAATACCTCATACTGATACAATCCAAGAGATTCTTCTCTCTTCTGGAATGTTACATGCACCCAAGCAGCACCACCAAATGTAGTCCAATGAGTAGCAGTAGCAGAAGTTGCAACCTCTACTGAGTTTACATATAGGACAATTTTCTCATAGTTACCACTAGTAGAATCTCCATCTATCTCAACTTGAATAGAATCACCTGCAATAGGAGTTACATCAAATAGCAGTGGTTTGTTGTTACCTGCATGATGTGCAGTAGCAACTGACATCCATGCTCTTGCACTCCACTCTTTAGTGGTTAAATTAAAAGCAGGGAATTTAACAGGACATATTCCACTTAACTTAAGTGAACCTGTACCAAACTTCTGAATTGAAGTGTCAATAGAAGCATTAGAAGGAGTATGTAATGCTGGAGTTACTAATTCTTGCTTTGTAGTATCTTCAACAGCATTAGCAACGTTATTGAAACGATGTGATGCTAATTGATCAGATTGTCTACGATCTATTGCAATAATGCAGTCACCAGAACTATCTACTGAATGTGACTTAGCTTGGAATCCAATCCTGTCAGTATCATCAACTTTAGTCTCTTTGATAACTGATCCATCATACTTGAGATAATGAATAACAGCATATCTCTGATTCTCTGATTCTTGAACGTCAGATACAATTGTATAGTTACCAAATACATCTACAGTAATACCTGCATGTTGAATATTCTCAACAGTACCAGAAATATTAACTGTCTTACTCCAAGTCCACTGACTATTAGCAGTTGCTAATGGGAACTTATTAACCTGAATCTTCTCAAACTTCTGAGTAGCACCATTATATACATCCCAGATACAAACTACATCATCATAATCATCAATTATGAATTCTGGGTTTCTTACATATCCACCAACTGTAGGAATCTGTCTGATATACTCAATCTCAAGGTTTGCACCATCATACCAGAATACACCAAAGATACAGTCATCATTTTGGTCATTAACACCAACAAAGAAGAATCTATCATCAGATATCCATTGGATCTGATTGATCATCTCAGAATCATTTGCAGATGAAATCTTTCTCTTCTCTACAAGGTCACCATCTAGATCACACTGAATGACCCACATATCGTTAGGATCAATAGAGTTACTATCTGTATAACCTGCAATGTAAATTCTCTTCTCTTGATCAAGTGCAATACTTGTTACCCAATCCCTTCTAGAAAGACCTGAGATACCTGCAATTGCCTTCTGCCACTGTAGAATACCATCAGGAGCATTAGCATTGTTGAATCCAGACTTATACAGACCTAACCAAACATCAGGATTATACTGTGAATTGTTAGGATCATATGTATGACCAACAAGATAGATCTTGTCATCCTCTTCAGATTCATCAATATACATCTTGACGAATTCTGCCTTCTTAACACCTGAATTAGTAGGTAGTAAGTTTCTCTCCCAAACCTTTTGGCCTAGGTCGTCAAACTTGGCAAGAAATGCTGCTTGATCACCATCTGGCTCAATGACACTACCACAGATATAAGTGTATCTGTCAGCAGTAGTTAATGTATGATGTATAGAGACTTGACCTGTTGCTTCCTTATACTCAGTGATCCAGTAACGAGTCTTCTTGTATTGCTGAGGATGAGATACCCTAATTTGAGGAGGATTGTCAGCATCGTATCCATTACCAGAGTTAATGATATTAACAGTGTTAATCTGACCAGTACCTTCAAGGTTTAGAGATAACTCAGCATCTTTACCAGATGCAGTAATCAATTCAAATGTAGGTGGAATATCATTATTGTATCCAGTACCACCTTGGACTACGTTAATTCTTTCAACACCAGCAACAACCTTAACTCTATAGGTCTTATTAGTGTTATCAATGACAGGACGTGAATTTACAATGATTTCATCCTGTTGACGTAATTCATGTCCAGCTTCAGTTACGATCTTACCATATGGACGGTCACCAATGATCTCTTTCTGATATGCAGTGATCTTCTGACCCTTAACAGAATCAATAATAGCAGATGCACCAAATCCATTAGTACCTTCATTATCGAAGAATACGGTGTCATTTACCTGATAGGAAACACCTGGGTTCTCAATAACGAATCCATCAATCTGAGCATTCTCAAATTGAGTAGTTGTCTCAACTTCAATATCAACTCTAGACTCTTCTGATACTCTTGGGAAATAATCATAGATTTGTAGAGTTGCCTCTTCAGACATTTCTAGAATCTCTTGTTGCTCATTAGCATCAATCAAACCATCATTGTTAGAGTCTTGTATTTCAAAGATGATAGGATATCCTTCTTTCTCAGTAGTAAGGACATCTGCCTCTTGGTTTGGTTGACGATCAACGTCAATATCAACATCAGTGTATGGATCTCTATAACGAACAACACCATCAGGGATATTCTCCTGTGTTGCTGCCTGAGAGAAGTTCCAGTTATCTGGTAATGAGTTAAACTGAGGTCCAAGGATATATGGGAATTCAGCAAGACCTGCATCACTAGCATCGATAGTTACAAAGTAAGCATAGACTCCTTCTGGGAAATCAGGTGTCTTACAGAAACGACCATTATAGTTGTCTAGGTCACCAGACTGGAAGTCATAATAGTAGTCATCAATGAATGTACCAGCAGCATAGGTATCGATAGGAGGACCATCTACCCTAGCAGGATTAGGATTGGTAGCAGCATCAAATACAACATTACTCTTCAATTTAAAGGAAGTACGCATCCTTCTGATACCACTATTCTGATCAGTAGGATCAATGTATCCATAAGGACCATATATTGGGTTACCATCAAATGCCCAACCAATAATAGGTGAGTGCTCAAAGTTAGCAGCAACTTCTTGGAATTGCTGTGTAACAGGATTTAAGAATACGTTATCACCAACAACATATCTTAATTCTTTAGGATCTGATAGGTGAGCATATTCACCACCAAACTGGTTATTATATCCAGTGAATACATAACCTCTTGCAAAGTCATAATTGTCTACTAATTCATACTGGAGGTTTTTATTCCACTGATAGACTGTAGGTTGGAATGACGCTAATTGACCCACTGCTTCGAGTCTGACAGTCGTTAAACCTTGTGTATACCCAATACCCTTGTTGGTAATAGTTACACCTAAAACACGACCTTTATCTTCTCCAATTGTACCGATAGTTGCTTTAGCAATAGCACCAAATCCATCACCGTTAATAATGATGTTAGGAGCAGTTGTATAGGATTCACCAGAGTTAATAATAGCGATAGATACGATTCTGCCATTAATAACGATTGGTTGTGCTAGAGCACCTTCACCAGAGTTAACCTTAACAGAAGGAAGTGAAGTATATCCACTACCAAAGTTAGTGATGTTTACACTGGAAATTGGACCTCTAACGTTAGCAGTTGCAGTAGCACCAGTACCACCGCCACCTGTGATAGAAACTAGAGGTTGTGTTGTATAATTCTGACCTGGTTGCTCAACTAGAATTCTTGTTACTCTACCGCCAGTAATAACTGCTTGTGCAGTAGCACCTGATCCACCACCTCCAACAATTGATACAAGAGGTGATTCTGTGTAACCAGTACCTTCAGTAACCATATCAAAGGATACTAGACTACCATTAACGATAACTTCAGCAGCAGCACCTGATCCACCTCCCCCAGTGATCTCTACGTTGGGTTTAGCACCAGCATCGTATGATTCACCAACATTGGTAACTGCGATGCTAGTAAGAGGTCCATATTGGATAA